CACCCACGAGACAGGTGGGTACGTCTGCCAGTTTCGTCACCCTACTTTGTTGTAAGGTAGAATGCGACTAGGTAACATATTGGTATAGTTACTGCTAGTACGTAAATAACATCTTCTGCCATTACTTTGTTTTTTTTGAGATTGGAGGGGTTACCCCCACAGTACCCCTCCCTCAAGTGCTGATTTTTAAATCCGAAAATTTAAAAAACTTTGCCTACTAAATGAAACTTAAACCCATTTATTAAGTTATAGTAGGACTTAAATGCCCAACTCACGCTTGGTGCTCTCGTGTGACCCAACAGGATTCGAACCTGAAATCTACATCTTGACTTGGATGTTGTTTTAACCAATTTAAACTATGGGTCTTTAAGGATCATAACCGACTTGTTATGTTTTCAATAGTAGGTCGTACTATTCCTTTTTTTGTAATAGGGTCAATGTACTCATTCGACAGTCTTATCTGGAGAAAGACATTTGTTACGACAGGCTGAAGCCACTCACCTGTTACCCTCTACACTTGCTGATACGACAAATGTACAAAATTGTTACAAATATATTGATAAAAAAACAGAAAAATGTCAAAAAAATATATATCTCTCTGAATTACAGGCTTTTACACTTTAGGGGTCTAATTGGGGTCTAAATGGGGTCTAATTGGGGTCTAATTGGGGTCAACGATACCCCTATAGATAAAGGATAAGGATAAAGAGTATTCTTTCTTTTTTTGTGTTACTTTTTTTCTTTCTTACTTGTGTAGTTAAATAATTTTTTGTATGTTAGCCAAAGATGAAAAGATTACCTACAGAAATAAAACGGCAAAGGGGTACGTTACGGGAGGATAGAACAACCCCAAACGAGCCACAATCACCCTTATCTATCCCTCCTGTACCAACTTGGCTTTCGGAGGAAGGGCAAAAGTCATTCGTAGAGTTAAGCACATTGCTACACGATATGTCTGTACTGACACAAGCCGATGAGGTTTCCCTTACTTTGCTTTGTGATGCTTATGGCGATTACAAACAAGCCAAGGAAGTCATAAACACATTAGGACCAACTCAAGATGTAACATCAAGAGAAGGTCACACAAAGTCTATACAAAGACCTGAGGTTGTTATAGCCAATCAAGCCTTCGTCAGAGTTTTCCAACTACTCAAAGAATTTGGTTTAACACCATCGAGTAGAGCTAAGGTGAATGCTATAGAAAATCAGGGAAAGACTCCTGACATCAAAATAGAAAACTTCTTTAACAGCGATGAATAACCTTCATCACATAGACGAAGATAAATACTACTTTGATGACAAAGCGGCTAAGAGAGCTGTTGACTTTATCCAAACCTTTTGTAAGCACATCAAAGGATCGTTAGCAGGAGAACGATTTATACTTGAGGAGTGGCAAAAGAAAGATATTATCGAACCACTATTCGGGTGGAAGTCTAAGAAAACTGACTTGCGTAAATTCAGACAATGCTTTGTGTTTATCCCAAGGAAGAACGGAAAGACAAACTTGATGGTAGGTATCGCACTCTATATGCTTTTCTCTGATGGAGAGAAGGGTGCTGAGATTGTATCTGCCGCAGCCGATAAGGAACAAGCTAGACTATCTTTCTCTATCGCAAAGCAAATGGTTTTACAAGAGCCTGAGTTGCTTAAACGCTCTAACGCTTTTAGGGATTCGATTACCTACGACAAGGTAGGTTCGTACTACAAAGTTATATCAGCAGATGCCGATACTAAGCACGGACTAAACCTCTCTTGTTGTCTGTTGGATGAGATACACTCTCACAAGAACAGAGACCTCTACGATGTACTACTCACATCTATGGGTGCAAGGAAAGAACCCCTTATGCTAGGAATTACTACGGCAGGAGCAGGTCATCAGAAGGACCACATTTGTAAAGAGCTTTACGACTATTCTAAGAAACTTATAGACGGTGTGATCCAAGACGATTCATTCTTAGGGATTATCTACGAGGCAGAGCAAAGCGATGATATTTTTGACGAGGAGGTTTGGAGGAAAGCTAATCCAGGCTACGGCACTATCATCACAGAGGAATATATGAAGCAACAAGCCGTAAAAGCTAAGAATGAACCATCTTATGAGAATACTTTTAGAAGGCTACACCTTAATCAATGGGTTGCTAATGAAACTAAGTGGATTAGCGATGAGAAGTGGATGGATTGTGACGAGGTTGTTACAGAGTCTAGGTTACTAGGAAAACCTTGTTATGTGGGCTTAGATTTAGCTTCTACACGAGATATTACCTGTTTAGCCCTACTTTTCCCCGATAATGAGGGTAGTTACGACATAATTATGCACTCTTTTATACCTTCTGACAACGCTCATAAACGCTCTGAACGGGATAAGGTAGATTACCTTAAATGGCACAGAGAGGGTTATGTAGACCTTACTCCAGGCGATGTGTGTGATTACAACTACATTAAGCAAAAAATAAGAGACATATCAGAGAAATTTGATGTGCAAATGATAGCATACGATAGGTGGAACGCTTCACAGATTGTAATTGACCTTACAGAAGAAGGTTGCCCGATGATTCCTGTAGGACAAGGTTACAGAACGATGTCACCTGCCACTAAGGAATTTGAAACATTGATACTAGCAGGAAGCATACGACACGGAGGAAACCCTGTGCTTAGATGGATGATGTCTAACGTAGTTTTAGCTTTAGACCCTGCAGGAAACGTAAAACCAAACAAAGCAAAATCAAATGATAAGATTGATGGAATTGTAGCTTGTCTGATGGGACTGTCAGAGGCTATGCAAAACAAAAATAATGGTGGATCAGCGTACGATGACAGGGAGATATTCTTTATCTAAAGATGAGATAATAGCCCAAGAGCAAGACTCTATAAGACAAATCTGCGAATCAGTTGCAGGTAGAAACCAAGACTATCACCTTGTGGATGATTTGGTTCAAGAAATCAATGTTATCCTCCTTACACAGCTCGAAGAAACCATCCAATCACTCTACGAGACTAATCAGCTAAAGTATTTCATAGCTAGAGTAACAACCAATCAAGTTTTATCGAACACATCCCCATTTCACAAGACTTATCGTGACAGAGGGCTTATGAACGCTCCTATCTACTTTGAGTATGATGGTACTGCCGATGATTTATGGAAAAAGGCATTATCTCTAGAGGATAGTATGAGTAAGGACATAATTTATTTCAGATTTGAATACGGACTTAAAATATCTCAAATCTCAGCTATAAAAGGTGTTTCAGACCGATATGTATATAGAGTTTTATCACGTACACTAAAATATTTGAAAAAAACTTCGTAAAAGTAGTTCAGTATTTAGGTGTTTTTACTATTTATTAATGTATAACTATTCAAGCAGCTTTGGGTTTATTCGATTTCTTTACAAATAAAAAGCCTAACACGGACAAGGAAACTCGTTCGGTGTTTGGTCAAACTATCTTAGGTAGTTCATTTAGTGCATCAGGTGAAACAATTACAAAAGAACAAGCTATTCGTATAGCTACCGTATGGTCCTGTGTTCGAGTTTTGTCTGAAACAATAGCTTCCCTACCTATCTGCCTTTATTCTAAGGATGATTCAAATAGAAAAATAAAACTTACAAACGATCCATTAAATAATTTAGTGGGTGAACAACCTTCTCCGTTATACAACTCTTTTATGTTCTTCGAAAGAGCCTTGGTAGATTTGTCTTTTGACGGAAACTTCTGTGCTTACATAGAAAGAAATCAAGGCGGTCTACCTGTCGCACTTCACCCAATACAATATGATGATGTAGATGTTTATACATCTCCTGATGGGAGGGAAGTTTATTATGAGGTTACTCAAAACATAGAAACTCCTTATCCTGTTTCAGGTAAAGTACAATCTATGAATATGATTCACGTTAAAGGGCTATCCTTTGATGGGATTGTAGGTAAACCGCCAATCGAAGCAGCAGCAGAAACATTAGGAATTTCCATATCATTAGATAAACACGCAGGATCTTGGTTTAGGAACGGCTCACAATTGGGAGGAATACTTAAAC